TATATTGTCCAATGTCACTCATTAATTCACCAATTTCCTTCATTACTGCATCATCTCCTGGTGTTTGTGCTGGAGCTGGAGCTGGTGTTGGAGCTGGTGTTGGTGTTGGTGTTGGTCTTGATGATGGTCCTGGTGGTGGTGTCGGAGTAGCTGATTGACCACCACCTTTGTCAGATAACGCATATCCTAGACCTGCACCAGCGGCTGCTGTTCCCAGCGCTGTTTTTCCTGGGTTAGCTGCTATTGCCTTGCCTACAGTATTTGCAGCCTTTCCACCAGGCGCGACCTTACCAAACCGTCCAGCTTTACCCATCTGTTGCACAGTGCCGCCACCTTTAAGACCGCTGATAAAGTTTTTACCAACGTTTAAAGCACCTCCAATCAGGCCGCCAATCTCATCAACTTCCTGATCTTTCTTGCTGTCAATGGCTTCTAGTTGTTGACGAAGTCTAGCGATAATTTCACTTTCGCTCATGTTTTCTTTAGCAACTGGGCCTGTAGGATTAGGTAATGCGCCTGCGGTTGCTGTGTCTTTCTTCAAAGGATCTGCAGCGTTACCTCCGGCAGCAGGTGTTGCTGATGACCCAGTATTGCCGCCTGATTTTTTATCTTTTAATTTAGATAGTAATTCTTTTAATCTTTCAATTTTCTTTTTTAAGCCTTCTCTAGTAAGTGCGTCAGCATCTGCCTGTGCATTTTTAGTATTAGTAGCTTGTGCTTTCTTAGAATTATCAATCATAGTTAATAATTTTGCATAACGATCCTGCAATGCTTTTACCTTAGGATCATCGATGTCAGCTAGTTGCATCATAATGTCAGCCAATTGCTTGGCATCGGCATCGTCACCCGCTGCTTCTTCTACACTTTCTAAACTGTAACCAATACTTTCAGCTAATGCACGAGCGATTCCGCTGGTGTAACCTTCTTTGGCAGCAGAAAACTGTTTCTCTAATTTATCAAGCAACAGTGTTGCCTGTGCTACTAGATTGTCTATGTAAGCTCGCGATCTGGCTGTGCTTTCGTCGTCCGCAGTGTTAGCAGCCACTGCCTGTGCCTGTGCATCTGTGGCGGCACCTAAGCTACCTAAACGTGCGAACCAATCAGGTTTGCCTGTCGGTTTTGGCATTTTACCATCCCATTGTTCAATTGGAGGAAGTTTAGGTGGTAACCCCATGCGTCTACGAATGATCTCGTCGTCTCCAGTGTATTGAGCAGCTTTTTCTAATCGAGCCATCTGCTGTTGTGCTCTAGCATATTCAGCGGGATCAGCAGCTTCTTGAACTTTATTGATGCTTTCAATGCTGTCTAATCTTGAAATCAATGATCTAATATCCATTTTAATTTCCTTTAAAAATCCTTGCTTGTTGCGCCTTGTTGGACTGGAGCAGTAGAAGGTTGCTGCGGTCGTTGTCTAGCCTGTTGTAGTCTTTGTTGGCTTCTCAATAATGCTTGACTGGCGGCATCGTATTCAGGATCACCTGGATTTACGGTTTTACCGTTATATTGAATAGGACCTTCAGGTTTGCCCATTTTTATTGTACCTGATACATTGGTATTAGTTGTTGTATTAGTCTGTCTCGTTGTCGGTGCTGCTGGTTGTGCTGCTGGTTTTTGCGGAGCCGGAGCAGCACTCTGACCAGGAAGATTTAAACTAGCACCAGCAGCGATCTTATTTGGATCAGTGATCTGTGGGTTAGCCTTCATTATGGCATCGACTGTGGTGTTGTTGGCTTTGGCGATCTTTGTCAGTGTGTCGCCTTTCTGTATGGTATATCCTGAGCTTGCTGGAGCAGCCGTGGCCGCTTGTCCTGATTTTCCAGCAGCGCCTATCTCGTCATAACTGGGAAGGAAACTACCTGTACGTGCTTTGTCTCTGCCTAGTTGCGCACCGATCAATCCAGTAGCTGCGGCCGTGCCTACACCTGGAACTAAGCCTGCAAGACCTGCTCCTGCGCTCAGTGCTGCACCAGTATAGTCACCTTGTTTGGCACGTTGATATGCGTCATAACCGCCTGCTACTAGGCCAACGCCTGGAATAAATCTAGCCAGTTTAGAACCTATGCCTGCTGCTGCTGGTGCCACAGCCGCTGCTTCTAACAGTTCTACCTTTGACAAAGGGTGTCCCATGACGATTTTTGTGTTGGCATAATTTACATATACCATGCCTTCTTTTAAATCTACAACGTGGCCAACTACTGATTTTTTCAATACATTGCTATAGACTCTAACTAATGAAGCAGTCTCTTTGATCTTTTCACAGTCGTTTACACGCTTGCCTTTGTTTTTACCTGTACCAGGTTGAGTGCCGACTTTACGATGTCCAGGCCAGCATTTTTTTGGTCCTGCTACACTTTCATTAATAGCGTTTTCCTTCATAAACTTAGCTATAGCAGCTTTGGTCTTTGGGCCTACAATGCCATCTACGTCAAGACCGGCATTGTATTTTTTATTAAGGTATATTTGTAGTTTTTTATTTTCTTCACTCTTATTAGTAGTAGGTGTTGATGTTTTTTGATTAGATGCCTGACCTTGAGGCTGATTAGACCCCTGAGCTTGTTTTTTACCACCAACAGTTGCACCGCCTGCACCTTCGTATGCGTCGGCCCACTCCTCATAGGCTTCTGGGGATAGTGATTTTAACCAAGGGCTTATGCTGCCCTCAACTCGTTTACCGTTGGCATCGACAAAATATGATTCCCAATAGCCCGGGTCGCTTGGACCATTTGGCCCATAAGTACTGCATGGTACTCTTTCACCACTTTTAGTTATATAATGACCGTCCGGACAAGAGATCCACTGCCTGGGTGATTGAATTGGACTTATTTCCCATCGACCTCGACTGTCACGACCGGAGTGAGTACCGCCATAGTCTATGGCTTTTTCTTCTCTAATATTGACTTTTTTATTAGGCAAACCTTTGTGTTTTGTCTTGGCGAAATCTCGAGCTGCTTTAGCGCTTATGCCCTTGGCAACTTTGGCGACTTCTGGACTTGCGGCCTTCTCGCCTTTTTTGGCAGCATGTACCATGCCCATGAAACGCTGTTGTGCTTTGCTTACAGCCTTTTCAACTAACTGATTATTTTCTCTGATATCAATTTCAGAATCAGTGCTGTCTAAGTCGCGTAGTTTGTCATTGACCGCAGATACAATAGGAGACAACAGTTCTTTGACTTCTGTTGGATCCATGACGTCAGTCAATGGCCACTCCACTTCTCTTTCTAAAGTTCTCAGAACATCTGACAAAATTTCTTCGGGCTCACCCCAATCACTGCCACGATCTCCTTCTTTGATAGTACTGTCTGTGGCACTGTCTGTTATTTCTACTTTTTTCTCTGGTGCTCGATTTTTGATAGTCTGTCCGGCTTTTCTAGCTGATTGTTTGCCCTTAAAAGTAACAGGCTCGCCATCTTTGCGCCATATCTTACCGTTGATTCTTACGTACCAAGCACCATACATGACCTTGTTGTAGTAATCTTCTTCTCCGGCAAATTCAGCTTCGAGCTCATCTCTTTTAAATTGCGCACGTTCTTGATCCATGCGTTTTTGTTCTTGACGTTCATAGTCTAAAGGATTGTAGTTGCCTTCGGTCACACCTTGATTTTCAGCTAATTCTTTATTTTTGTGTTTTTCGTAACCTTGTTTCTGCTCTTTCTTTTTGTCTCTGTGAGCTCCAGCACCGCTGGTAGTTTTCATAGCATTCTTAGCCACAAAGTTACGTGGCTTGGGTGCTGGATCTTTTTTGCCTTCGTCTAAACGTTCTAATACACGATTAACAATTTTTTTGACTTCAACTTGTTTAGCATCATGTGCTTCTTTGACGACATTTAACATTTCATTGTCGACGACTTTGAAGTACTCATTGAGTCTACTCACTGGCTGCTTAACAGGCGTTTTAATTGCCTGTTTGGTATAGTGTTGCATGACCATATCTTTGGCCATGTTTCGACCTTCAGCGAGTGTCTGCTTGGGTTGTTCTGCAGACTCAATTAATGTGAGTATCTTTTTAATATCCATGATTATTTCTTAGCCTGTTGTTTCCACATGGCAGCAGCCGCTACTGCTTTGGGGTCTTTTGCACCGCCAGCCTTGGCTGCTTTTTCAACTTTTTCAAAACCTTTACCTGGTTTACCAATGTCTTTACCAGCTTGAGCTTTTTTAACCACAGCTGATTTTTCTTTGGCAGTCATTCCAGCGCTGGGTTTTGCTTCTCCTAACGCGGCACTAGAATGCGCTTTCTTCATGTCTTGTTGTGTGGCTCGCATACCAGGAACAGAAGTTTTTGCTGTAGCAGGGATATTAGTTTTGCTGGCTACTGGATTAGATACTGCTGTTTCATTTGATTTTTTACGACCACGACCTGGTTTGTCTTTGGCAGGTTCTTCTTCGGTGTCAGCACCGCTGGCACCTAAGTTGCCATAGCCACCCTTTTTCTTTTTGGATTCGTATTCTTTTTCCAGCTCTTCATCTTTGCCATATTTGGCCTGATGACGCTCTTTTTCAGTACCATGCTTGGCCTTGTATTCTTTGGTGCCTGGCCAATCAGAACCTTCTTTGACTTTTTCCATGTCTCCGTCGCCGTCTAGGTCAGCTTCTTTTTTACCTGCGGCACGAGCTTTCATTAAATTACCTGTGAATTTGTTGCCTTCTGAGGATTTTTTATCCTTCATGCGTTTGCCTTCGCTGACTTCTTCACCACTGCCGCTGTCTTTAACACGAACACTAGTCACAGTCCAACCACGATTGTCTCTCTTTGCACGATCACGTAATTCTGATTCAGATTCACCTTCGTCAGCAACCATTGTCATGCCTTTAGTTCTGCCTTCTTTTTCTAATTTCACAAAGTACTGTTTCTTCTCGCTTTTTTCTACTTTGCCTTTTTTCTTATCACCAGCACGGAAACCAGTGGCTTCATCGACTTTTTCTTCTTTTTTCTTGATCTTTTCAGCTTGAGCTTTTTTCAACTCTTTGACTTTTTCTTTGGCTTCGAAGAGTTTGTTCTTTAGTTCACGCTTTTGGCTTTCTGTATACACATCGCTGTCTTCGATGGCCTTGCCGTATTCACTGAATTTCATCTCATATTCCATGTAGTGATATACACTGGCAACATAATCTGCGGCTTTAGTGATCTTAGCCTGCACCCAGCCCTCAAGTTGTTGATGATTATCTAACTGTTTGAACAGTTTAAGACTGTAATTAGCTAACTTATACAAGTCAGCTTTGGCCATACGACCTTCGTCGTCTTTTTCTGGGCTTTGTATTGGTTCCATGTCGATGCGCATGTTAAAACTCCGTTCTAATGTAATATTTATCGTTTTATAGTTTCTCCGCCAAATATGTTTGTTGACATATCTAGAGCATTTTTCGCTGTTCCGTTGGCATTTACACGCTGTTTTGCTTTAGGTGGTTTAGGATTGGCGCCACGTCCGTAGGCTTTTCTAGCACTGGCGTTGCCTATTGCCGCCTGTGGATTTGGCACTGAAGCGATACTACCAGCGACAGTGCTGGCAGTACCTTCTTCGAATAGTTGTCTTAGACGCATTATGCTTCTAAAATATCTAAACAGTGATTCCAATGGCTGATACGATCTTCTAAACCTATGGTTCCACCGTTGATGCGTTTGCTGAGAGTGACTACATCGCCGGCATCACACCATTGATTTAGTTTGTTCTTGTTCCAGAACCAGCAGGCACTGAGCACAGCATATGGTGGTGTGCGTACTAGATCAGGATCTTCTACAACGTGATCATCGCCGAAGAATTCTCTGCTGAATTGGGTGTAATTATTGCGGCCAGTAAGCTGGATTAAGCCACGTCCACGGAATCTAAATCCATCACCGCTGGCCTCATCACCGTTGCCCATGCGACTAGCATAGACTCTGTTGGCAATTTTTTCTGGTTGGCGTTGATATGCGTTGGCATCTGCTTCAGTCACGAAATATTTTTTAAATGTTCCTTGTAGACCTTTGGCGCTGTAGTTTAGATTTTCCTGTAACAGTGTAAAATCCAAACTTTCGTGCTGGCATTGACTGATGAAACCAGCTACACGAGCAGGTGTCACGATCTCAAATGTTGGTAAATGTTCAGCCAGTGAATCATACCAAGGATCAGGATTCTTGTTTTTATAGATGCAGGCTGCAAGTTTTTCTCTAGTAAAATCAAATTCAAAACTCATTGTTTTCTCCGTTATGCGATATTTATCGATTTTTATCGACAGGCCGTTCTCCGGTGAGATATGGCAAACTGAACCATAGTTTGAACCATTCAGGTGTACCGGGTTTGATGTTGTGCTTTTTCATCAACTCGCCTTTCTCATTGCCTGTTACGCTGATGTTACTGCCTTGAGCCTTTTCTTGATTTTTCATGCGGTATTCGTAGAGCCTGCCTTGTGCGTTGATGCCACCGAGATACTGTAAGACTTTGATTTCATTTACAGGATCATTGGCATCAAGATAGCAGTCATCTGCGCTGTCTTGATTGATATTTTCTGAAGTTACACGATATTGTTTCATGCTAATTTTAGATTTCTCAACATCTTACCTAAAGTACCTGGACCCACATCTGCAGTGGTATTTTGTTTTGTTATGATGCCCACACCCGCAGCTTCTTCATCAATGCCGTCTAACGCATGGTCAACATAATCGTTGATCACTTGTTGCACAGCATCTTGATCCAGACCCAGTTCTTTTGACACACTGCTGGCCAATTTAACAGTGAAGTCTCCTAGAACTTCGGCATCGATCCTGCCTTTGTTATACAATCTTATGGCCTTGTCTAGCTTGTCGCCGATCTGTAGATCGATCTCACTCATCACACTTTCTTTGACGTCTTTTTTAGGTTGCACACTCATTCCTTTCCTCGCCACAGTCATTAGATATTTGATCCATCGATCATCCAGCGCAGGATCAAATGCCTTGCGCCACACACTGAATTGTTCATCCGCAGTTTTGTCAGTGTCTTTGAGCACGTTGCGTAGTTGTGTAAAGCTGATGCCGGTGCCACCGGCTTCTGCGCTCCGTGGAGTATTTTCCACGTCAAACTCCACATGTTCGAATCCTGGATACTGCGGATTTTTCATGCGTTTGCTTAGATGTTGCAGCCATTTGCGCACACCTTCGTAGCGATCTTCACCTACCATAACTATGATCTTGTCGTATGGCGGAGGATTACTGACTGTGACCAATTCTTTTTCGATCTTTTTAACTGGAGTACCACCTGGTTGTATAAGCTGGAAGATACTTCGTTGTTCAGGATATAATTTCTGCCAAGTCTCTAATTTTACTTCTGGTGGGATAGGATCATCGGGGCCAGTCATGCTGCTGATATAGACATAGGGATCTGCACCTAGTTGCTGGGCCTTGTCTAATACAAACTGAACTAATTGTTGATGTCCAACGTGACCAACGAAACTACCAATGGTCACTACCGCAGTCTTACCTGATTTAGGTTTATTGGGATCAGCAGCTGGTGGTCGTGCGGCCTTGATAGCATCATTTTTTGCTTTGATGATATCTTTTTGTTCTTTGCTAGTGATTTTTATGGGACCTTGATTGGTATTTAATATGATACCTTCATAATCCCGACCTAATATATCTTTGCCTAATATTCCAGGATGATCGATGATATAATTGGCCAAATCGTCTTTCACTGGTTGCAGTGCTTCTGCGGCTTCTTTTTTAGCATCTCGCTTGTTACTTAGGATCATGTTGCGCAGTGTTTCTAAGTTTTCTAACGGTGGTATCATGCCAGTTACATCGATCTCTCCGTTGGTGGTCAAACTGTTGTCTATAAACATCGTGTCGCCGATGACGCCGAGTTTTTTCAGTGTTCGAATTATCTGAGCGCTTTTAGGGTGTGTTTCACCAGTGCTGCCTATCTCTGCAAACAATGGTACCAGCGCAAGCTCTACATCTTCAGGTAATTTGTCGTAACTTATGCCTACAAATTTTAACCTGCCATCTTCCTGTTCAGTGGCAAAGGGCAAGTATAGCACTTCCACATGCACTTTGACATCATTTAAAAAATCTTTGCCTAATCTGTCATCGATGACACCGATCAATGTCATGAACCTATCCTGTAGTCCATCAAACATTTCAGCTCTTTGTAAAATTTCTGGATCCTGTGTGCCTTTTTCTTGATGATATTTTAAGAAAGTGCCACGGCCAAATTTAGGTCCTGTCCTACTGGTTTCATAAAATCCTCGACCATCTTCGCTTTTGCCGAATCTTGATCCGAAGCCGTCGATCTTAACAGTCATGGGAATATTGTTCAATGTCAATTTCTCGCCAGTGTCATCACGCAATTCGTCTAAGAGATCTAAGAAATCAATGTCTTTCATTTTCTCTAGATGAACAATGCCTTTGCGTTTGCTTTGTACCACTGCAGGGTCTTCAGCTTCGTTGATGCTCTCTCTTAATTTATAAGCTGCATAATATTGCTGCTTCATCGATTCCAAGTCAGCTGGTGGTTTCACACCTAAAAGCTCAAACATTTTATTGGCAGCAGCAGATTTTTCATCGCGATCTTTGTCTTTGTCACTGGCATATAGACCCTGAGCACCTGGAGCAAATAATTTTTCTAAGAAGCTGTTAATGACTTCATTCTGTTCCTCTGGAGTCAAATAAATTTTCATCAAATCTAGTATACCGACAAAACTCCAAAACTTTTCTTTTTCTTTTTCCAGTTGCTCCGGTTCCATTCTAGAGCCAAATATTGTTTGGAAAATTTTTCCTAGATTTTTTTCATAGCCAGTGGTGGCACGTGGTTCAAATACTGGTAGACCATCTACTACTTCTTGTTCTCCAGTTTTGGGATCGATGACTGGATCATACTTGGGACGCAGTCCGCCACCTTCTTTGGATTTGATGGCGAAGCTGTACATATTGTCTCTAGTGGGCGTATCTTGAGGCGCCCTTGCTTTGCCTCTGCCCGCTAGTTTTCTCAGCATGAAATCTTGAGCAGTCAATCCAGTCATGCTCTGTATTAGATATTTGTGAAAGACGCCTTTGATACCAAAGTTTAGATCTTCCCAACTACTGCTGGTGCTGAATCGACTCCATTCAGTTGGCTCGTCGTTTTCGTATTCTTTCATCTCCAGATCAATCTGTATGTTGATAGGAAACTGTTTACCTTCGTTATTTTGTATGACGATATCTGGAAAACTCCACAGCGTCAGTATCTGTGTGGGATCTTTGTTATCAAAACCCACCCAACGTGCAGGTCCTATGGCAGTGCCTGGACTTAGACTTGACAACCAAGCTTCTATCTCGTCTCGTTTATTGGCATCGATCATGGTGTCGATGTCGCCTACAGTTTTTTTCTTCTGTGCAAAAATCTCGTCAGAGATACCTGTGCGGTCGAAAAAATGAAAACTTGATCCAGCTAGGAATTTTTTGCTGGCCAATAATTTAGGATTCCAAATGCCTTTACCACCATGTTGGGCAGCATAGGCACTGTTGATCGCTGACAGTGCATTATCCAATATAGGTACTACACTGGCTCGTTGTGTGGTGTCGATTTTATTGGCTTCGACATCACCGATGACTAAATTACCACCTTCACAGATTAAAAATTTTGCCCTTGGGCTATAAAGTTCTCGCAGAAACATTACTGGTATTTTCCATCTTTCATGTTGCCTAATTCAGTGTTATAGATTTTTCTTGCTATAGCTTCACACTGTTCTTCTTCTAGACTGTCTTCGAGTTCTCTTAGGGGAAATTCTTTTCTGTATGATTCGTAAGCACGAGCTACAATGGGTTTGAACATTCTATGGCTGAATCCGCCGCCATGATCAAATTTGTCTTTGCAGACTTTTAACACAGGAAATAAATTTCTTCTGTAGAAATCATCGTTGTTGTGCATATAAAAGATCAAGTCGTCATCTAAATCAAATTTAGATTCTTTGTCTTTTTCTTCGTGATCTTTTTCTGTGCCTAATAGTGCGTCTATAGGCTCTTTGGGATTATTGAATAGTTCTGTGATTTTCATATTACCAAGCTCTGCAGGACCAGTATCTAGCTTTCCAGCGGGGACCTGGATTGGCACAATTATGCCTTGCTCTAAAACTTTTTCTTCGACCAGGGATATGTTTTTTGATACTGAGTTTTTTGTCACCGAAGTTGACTTTTACTATCTTGCCATTGGGTTTACGTACATAGACCTTGCTCTTAGCAACGTCGCCTTTCATAGGTTTGCCCAGAGGCACAGTTCTTCCCTGATATTTGGCTTCGTTTAAATCTTCGGAATCTACGAATTGTGCACCAACATCTTGTAGTAAAGACAGTGCAGTATGATCTAGTTCTACTAGGACAGCATCGTCCCAGGCTTTTAGTACCTCAGTCTCTATGCCAGTATCTTCGTCTAGAACAAAATAAAATCCGTCACCTTCGTAGATGTCGCTGCCTTCAGATTCTACGAGATCGATGTAATCTAATAACCCCTGTTTTGTCATGTCAGTCCCCTATTGTGATATTTATCAATATCCAGAACAGCGGGACTTTTAATTTTCGGCTAGTTTTACCACACGATCGACCCTGGCAACACTGTTTCCTAGGAACATTTTTACCATAGTCAATGTTTTGTCATCTTTGACGTAGAAATAGCCACCTCCCCAACTGTGATCTTCGGCGAAATCAGCAAAACAACGCTTGGGCATACGTATTTTCCCGGGATTCGCTTGACACCATTGTAGAAAATTACTGTGTGACTGTGTAGTCCTGCCCATGGTGATCTTAAATCCATAGTCTAACTTCTTAACATAGACAGTGTCTTTTTCCATGCTTTGTTGGCGTTCAGGTAAAGATATATATTTCACAGAGTCAGGATCTAGATCAGTGACCGCTTTTAAATCTTGTTCGTTGTTGGTGTAAAATGAGATTACAGGGTTTTCTACTCTTATGGAATAGTCCGTCATCTTTGACAGTGTTTTGCCAAGCTCTAAAGAAAAGTTGATGTCTTTTTCAGTAGCGGTTTTGGCCCATATCGGCAACATACCGGTTTTTTTCACACCTTTTAATTTCTCTTGAACAAATTGTATGTTATTGCCTCTAAAGTAGCCAGCAAATACATTGACAATAACTGCCTTGTATTTGTAGGTGTTGTCAAACAGCTTCTTGGTTCTCTTTATTGGAATCTTCTGATTGAGCTTCATTATCTATTGCGACCTTTGGCGCTTTTATTTTTTTAGTAAGTACTATGTTATCATGTTCAACGCTGATATTTAATTGACCACCGTCTTTGAGCTCGCCGAAAAGCAACATCTTACTCAATGGGCGTTTGATCATCTGATCAATGGTTCTTTGTAAAGGTCGTGCGCCCATCTTCGCATCAAACCCTTTTTCGATCAATAAATTAATAGCTTCTGTGTTGATCTTGATTTTAACTCCTTTATCTTTGACCTGCTCACGCAATTCATCGATGAATTTGTTAACAATTTTGATCATAGTCTCTTTGCCTAGTTTCCTGAATGTTACCACAGCGTCTAAGCGATTTCGAAATTCCGGACTAAAGAATTTTTTCAGTTCTTTGTCCTCGTAATCTTTTTCCTGTGCGCCAAACCCAATTTTTAGTTTTTCTGATTCCTGTGCGCCAGCGTTTGTGGTTAGAATAAGAACAACATTTCTACAGTCTGCTTTCTTGCCATTGCTGCCTGTGACAAATCCGTTGTCCATTAACTGTAACAATATTGTGCTGACATCTGGATGACTTTTTTCTACTTCATCAAATAGCAACACGCAATAGGGATTTTCTTGTATTTGTGTGATCAGTAAACCGGCATTTTCTTCAAAGCCAACATAGCCTGGTGGTGATCCTATTAGTTTACTAACACTGTGTTTTTCTTGATATTCGCTCATATCAAACCGTAGAAGTTTAACACCGAGGTGTTTGGCAAGACTTTTTGCAGTTTCAGTTTTACCTGTACCAGTCGGTCCCATGAATACAAAACTGCCAATGGGTTTGTTCTCTGCTTTTAATCCTGCACGAGCTACTAGGATCTTATCTACAATTTCGTTTAATGCTGTATCTTGACCGTAGACTTCGTGTTGTAGTTGTTCTTCTAAGTTGGCAAGATTATTGCTTTCAGTTTCAGCAATTTGTTCTTCTGGGATCTGAACCATCTGCGCTAGTTCAAATTGAATTTCGTTTTCGCCAATGGTTCTTCCGTCAACTAGTTTGATGTTAAATCTTGAACATGCACAGTCGATGAGATCAATGGCCTTGTCCGGAAGTTTTTTATCACTTTGATATTTGACGCTGAGTTTGACAGCAGCCTGAATAGCATCGTCAGTGATTTTAACACTGTGATGATCTTCGTAATACTTTTTAAGTCCTCGAAGAATTTGCACAGCAACTTCTGGCGTAGGCTCATCGACAGTGATACGTTGGAATCTGCGCATCAACGCACGATCTTTTTCGAAATACTTTCGATATTCTTCCCAAGTAGTTGACGCAACAACTTTGATATTACCTTTGCTTAGAGCTGGTTTCATCATGTTGCTGAGATCGTTGGCACTGTTGCCTGCACTTCCTGCACCACTAATCATGTGTGCTTCATCGATAAACAAAATAGTCTTGCCTTTGCTTTGCAGGCCTTTGAGAACCAGTTTGAAACGTTCTTCAAAGTCCCCTCGGTATTTGCTACCAGCTAGCATAGCACTGACATCTAAATTGTAGACTACGTAATCTTTCAAAAAGTCTGGAACAGCACCTTTGACAATATTAAAAGCAAGACCTTCTGCAATAGCGGTCTTGCCAACACCTGGATCACCCACCAGCATGACATTGTTTTTGTTACGCCTTCCCATGGCCAACGCTACATTTTCTAGTTCTGTAATTCGACCAATTACAGGATCGATTTTGTTTTTCTTTACCTGCTCGTTAAGATTTGTGGTGAATGCTTTTAGAGCACGTTCACTTTGACCGTCTTGCATTTCTTCTTCTTCGTGCCCAATTTCATTGTTTAGGTAATCGGAAAATTTGTCTTTGTCGATGCCTGATTGCTGGATGTAGTAAATACTCCAACTGCGCCTCTCACTCATAATGCTGAGAAAAACGTCAGTGAGTTCCATGGTCTGTCTGCCGTTAAACAAAGCCTGAGTAAAGGCTCGATTCAGCACACGTTCTACAGCCTGCGTTTTTTTAGGCTTTTCTGCACTGTCACTTACGATGTCCCCCAACTTGGTTTTTAAATAATGTTCAAGATTTTTCTTGATGTATTCGGGATCAGCACCGTAACCTTGTACAGTATTAAAAAATGATTCTTCACAGAGCATGGCAAATAGCAAATGCTCTATAGTAAGATATTCATGTTTTAATTTTCTTGCTACATCAATAGCCTTTTCAAAAACTAATTTTAGGCTTTCACTTGGTTCTACCATTCTTTTTCCTCTGTTTTTTTAATGCTAATGCTAATTTGAGTTGACTGACTTGGTCTGTAAAACAAATACCATTTAAGTGATCTAATTCATGCAAAAAACAACGAGCATCAATACCACTAAGTTCTATTATACAGATATTTTGATGCTTGTCAACATATTGTGCTTTGATTTTCTTTGGACGTTTTACCTGGAGATAAAGATCCGGAAAACTCAAACACCCTTCATCACCCTGATCTAATTCTTCGCTGGCGTCCAATAACACTGGATTGAACAATGCAAACGGTCGCTTGTCATCTAAATTTTGTGGTTGTATGACAAACACACGGCCTACGATGCCAACTTGATTGGCACTGATCCCGATACCTTTGCTGTTCTGCATCAGTGCGATCATGTCTTGTTCTAGATTCAAGGGATCAACATCGCCACTAAAATCAAAATCAGGCATAACTTGTTTTAATATATCATTGGGATATGTTATTAATTTCATTTTTAATTTCTATGAGTCGTTGTCTCATTGCGTCATCTAACACTGCTGGAACTTTGATGGCAACAATGATGATAAAATTGCCAGTCCTGCGCATTCTGGGATTTTGAAACCCCATGCCTGTGGCGCTGTATTCACCACCGTGTTCTATTCCAGGCCGGATTTTTATCTGTAATCGTTTTCCGTCAATAGTTTCTATGTCTTTGACACAGCCTATCATAGCTTCGATGGCATCAACATCAACAGTGGTACAGATGTCATCACCTCTTCGTGCGAATCTAGGATCAGGCTCTACGATAACGGTGACGTTAAGATTGCCCCTGGGCATTCCTTGAACACTGTCATCACCTAAACCTCTGTACTGTATGGTCTGCCCTGTTTCGATGCCTGGTGGCACATTTATCACCACAGTCTCTGTGCCACCATTTGGTAATGTGTAAGTGGCTTCTAATTCTTTGCCTGTGAAACTGTCTTTGAAAGATATCGCGCATCTAATGTTTAGATCGCGATTGCGTCTCTGACGCTGTTGTTGAAAATTGGCAAATCCTGGACCAAAATGCGCACCAAATATATGACCAAACATGTCATTCAAATCCCCGAATTCGTTCATGTTATTGAATTGAACTCTAGACCCGCCCGTCATCATCTGATCGTATTCACTGCGTTTCTGTGGGTCACTGAGCGTGTCATAGGCCACAGAGATTTCTTTGAATCTCTGTTCGTCACCACCTTTGTCAGGATGATGTTTCATAGCCAATTTACGGTAGGCTTTTTTTATTTCGTCCTGACTGGAAGTTTTATTGACCCCGAGAATTTCATAGTAGTCCATCATTATAATTATAAAAGATGTTGATCATCTAGTCAAATAAATGACAGTCAAATTTTTGGAGCAATTACGTTTGGTCTCGGTATCCTTGGTGTAGGTGGCTCGTCATCTTGCACAGTTCCGGCCACACCGGCGATTTTTTCACGACCTCTGCTCCAAGCTGTGACACCCAGTATTGCGCCCATGGCCACGTGAAACAGACCTGCACCCTGTAAGGTTAATGGGTCCCATGCTGTGACAGGTTCACCCACGCTGGCTTTGAACAATGCCCACATTATGGGAAAAAGAATAAAATCTGTGATACAGACTACGAAATACATCCAACCCATCATTGGACGCCAACGATTATTGATCCAGTTTTCTTTTTCTTCATGTGTCATTTTTCTTCTTCCAACACATAGGTTATGGTGTTGACGTACTTTACCATAACACTTTTCTTTGTGTAGTAATCTTTAAAAACGATACAGTTAGGTGAGACTTCTTTGAAATCGCATACTTCTACCACATAGACTTGATCTTTGAGCCAATAGGTCAGTTTAGCATGTCTGCGAAAAATCTTCGCTAACCAACTGAGTTCTTTGACTTCTTGCTCCATTATTTTTTCTCTGTGGCATCTTTTTTGGGTTCATAGTACTCTTTGTACTTGATGATGATGTTGCGCTGCGTGTTAATGAGATTTCTAAGTTCAGCAATGGTAATGGCCAGTTGTTGATACCCATCTGCGGTCAGTGCAAATATAACTGGATCAGTGCCGTTTTCTTCTAATTTTTTAAAAACTTCTTCTTGATTGCCAGGAGTGACTAAAACCCACCCAATAGGTTTTAATCGCAATGGGTCTGGATCAGGGATGGCCAAAGGAGTTTTTTCTGCGGCCTTGGTAGTGATCTCAATGGGCTTTTCTCTTTTACCGAAGAAGCCGAAACTGGCACATCCAGTGAGGCTAGTTACCAGCAGCAGGCTTGTAATTAGGGTTCGCAATTGAGGGGCACTCCCGATTAATTTCACTTGGTTTGGTTGCATTTTTCTCTGCCTCTGTCAAAGGCGCTCCTGAAGCAATTTCTAGACAACGTAGTGCATTAACAGTTCCTCTGTTAATAGCACGTTCTAAACTAGTAGGTTTGGCCGCAGCAGTTTTTCCAAAGTCTCTTTTTTCTCCGGCGGCATTTACAGTAAACCTATCTTTTAGGTTTTCCATATCTTTGTTTTGTAACTTAATAGTAGTGTTAAGTTCATTGTTTAATTCTTTGATCTTTTCCTGATCAGCCTTCATCTGAGCCATGGTCTCTTGTTGAAGCCTGACACCTTCTTCTAATTTGCGACTATTTTCTTGAGCTATGGCTAGATCAGCTTTGAGATTGATCAAAAAATAACCACCTGCAGCCACTACCAACACTATTATCAGTGCTACTATGGCTTTAATGGCTCCACCGATTCCAAACATTATAGTTTCTCCATCACAGCAGCATAGCCCTCGTTTTCAAAAATAAATTTATTGTCTATCTTTGTTATGTTGTAATTGCCCAAGACTTTTGTAAGATACATGATCTCAGACATGGCCTTGGGTTCGATATCTAGTTTTCCTGGAACAGATTCATAGATCTCTTTTTTTGAACCAAAATCTGTTATACGCATTTTTATAGACTCTGAAAAAACTTTTTTAAATGATATATCGTCATTCAATACATCGATGCTTTCTAAATAACTTTTGTTAAAAAAGTTTGTGAAGTTGTTGAGTCTATTGTTAGAGATTCTTTCTTCATAAGTGCTTTGATCTTTGGGCACAAGTTCTTCTAAGTTTTCCATCGTAGCTGGAATGCTTTTAAAACTTTTATAGTATCTAAATTTAAAATTGTCAATGTTAGTTAATCGACGAACGCCGTCAAGTATATCATAGATTTCTTTAGCGATGTATCTGCTGCGTTTTAGTTCTACAAATACTTTGTATTTGCCATTGTCAGTGGGACCGTTAGTTGGGTCTGCGTCTATGACATAATCGTAGCCCATTTCTAAAAAACGTGCTAGGTCATCTGCAGGTGCTCGTTCGTCCACGCTGAAACTCAGCACAACCATCTCACCATCTTTGCCTATTTTACTTTTGTAGCTGTCGATTTCAAATACATGACTTACTAGACCTTTGAGATCACCGGCCAACAATGTTTCATCTAATTTCATTATGCTGGTGCTCCTGCCGGTGCTGCTGGTGCTGCACCGGGCACTGCTGCTGGTGCTGCCGTCGGAGGCTTCACTTGTTCTCTTGGATCACCTTTACGTTCTTCACGTATGCGATCCATGTAACTGTTGAAAATATCAAAAACTACTTTTTTTGGCATGGCAATTTCCACCAACCAAACAGGTTTGGTATCTAATTTACCCTTTTTTGTGCCGGGACGAAAATCATCTGGGCTACGAATTTTTCTAGGTTCCACAATGTTGCTTTTGATATACTTGACCTTGCAACCGATGCCAGATAATCTCTTACCTGCGATAGGATCTGGCATCTGTTTGTGCGGCCACATGAATTCACAGATGACCCAGTGGCGATCAATCTTAGGGCCCGAAGCTAGTTCACCATCGGCCCAGTTTTTATATACGTAGATATCCATCTCATCTAAAACACGTTCAAAGTCTTTGAGCACAGCTAGACTGGAATTGCTGTTGTATATGGATTCAACGTTCTTGATTACGTCTAAAATATCGCGCATAAAAGGATCCTAAATTTCTACTAAATTATTTATCTGGATCGTTTCTATGTGTTACATGTTTACTTTTGTCCAATCTTGTTAAATATCTTTGTAGGACCTCGGTAGTTATCGGGCGCGGTCACTACAGGTCCTACTCATTGAGTAGGAGACAAACTTAGATGAGCAAAAGAGTGAAAAAACGCTTTACATCCGAAGTTAAAGTAATAGATTTTCAGCCATACCTTCCGCAGAAGAAGCAGCGTGTAGTCATGACCGCACGTAGCCCAAATCAAAAAACATACCTCCAGAAGCTGCAGAACGAAGAAACCAGCATAGTTTTCGCTATCGGGCCCGCGGGCACAGGCAAGACCATGTTGGCAGTTATGCACGGGATCAAGATGTTTCAGGAAGGCTTGATTGATAAAATCATTGTTACAAGACCCGCCGTTTCCGTAGACGAAGATCTAGGATTCCTTCCAGGTGACTTAAATGAAAAGATGGCACCATGGACACGTCCTATTTTTGACGTCATGGGAGAGTATTACAAGCAATCAGATATAGCAGAAATGCTAAAGGAGGGTGTTATCGAAATAAGCCCACTTGCGTATATGCGTGGACGAACATTTAAGAACGCATATATTGTAGCAGACGAAATGCAGAATGCCACAGTAAATCAAATGAAGATGCTACTAACACGCTTGGGAGAAGGATCCAAGATGGTAGTCACAGGTGATTTAGCACAGGCAGATAGAAGGAGCGACAATGGGTTGATCAATTTCTGTAACCTACTCGCAGACAAACAAACAAAACACATTGATATCGTGCAGTTTGACACACAGGATATCGAGCGTCACGAAGCCGTCAAGGAGGTGTTAGAGATATACGGCGATTAAACTACAAGGTATAAGGGCCTCCGGGCCCTTATATTTTTCATTCTACTGGGTTACCTTCCTCGTCAACTTCTAGCCATGTGTGGTCACCCATGTATTTTACTCTTATCTGATATTGATAATCATCTGGGGGACCGGTGCTCCAATCATTAGGTCCAAGACCCACAAGTAGAGTTTTTTCTTTTCTCCGATCCCATACCAACCAATAACAATGACCCATTACTATTTGAAAGTGATATTCAGCAGCATGGACCATATCTGTAACATCTAACCGTCTTTTGATACTGGCTGCTTGTTTTTGTAGTACGTCGACTAACTCCATTATCCTGTTGTATTCCTGCTGAGCATATAATCTAGCATGATTAACCATTATGTCTTTTTGTTTAGACACGGGTATTAAATCAAAACTAGGTGCTCCTACGTCAGTGGGGTATGGTGTGACGTTTTTATTAAAAAATGCTACTAAGCCAGTGCCTAATTTAGAATCATAACTGGTTCTACCTTTGGCAACATTTGACTTTTTTTCGTCAGTCATTGTTCTAATAGGTCAATTTTTCCAGGCTTACCATTCCATGCTTGGTGATCTGGCAAAGGATCTTTTTTCTGTCTAATGTTAGGCCATTTCGCACTAAGACGTTGATTTAAGTCAGTCCAAAAAATTCGCTGTTCTGATTCAAGATCAGCATCAGCAACAATAGCGTTCACTGGACATTCCGGAATACACACAGCACAGTCAATACATTCATCAGGATTAATTGCTAGAAAGTTGGGGCCTTCATAAAAGCAATCAACGGGACAGACATCCACGCAATCTGTGTGTTTACATTTAATGCAGTTTTCAGTTACTAAGTGGGTCATAGATGGGCTAGTCGAATTAGTGTGGCAGAAAGATTGATTTCTGGATCAATGACCAGCGTATGATCAACCAGACCTTGTTTGATAATAAGAATGGCTTTTTCCTGTTTTTCTTCTTCACCGAATAATACGATGTTATCATATAACCAGCGATATACATCTTCCATTTCTTCTGGACGTGCTTGGCTACAGATAAGTTTTCGAGCTTCACTGATCTTGCCTTTCTTAAAAAGGTCTACCATCTCTAGACGGTAATCTGCATCACCAGTATCGGCCTTCTCTGGACTCAATAATATACCATCGACACTGTTCATCTGTATCATGTTAATGCATTTGCGCAGATCAGGATATGTGGCTTTTACGAACGTGTCCAACGTGTCAAGATCGAAATCAATATTCTCATCAACAAGAATAGTAGCAACACGAGCGGTAAACTCAGTAATATCCGTTCGCTCAATGTGAAATCCCTGACATCGTGAGTGTAAAGCAGGGATAACACGATTGGGGTAGTTACAAGTGAGAATAAATCTCGCAGTCGTGTGGTATTCTTCCATAACACCACGCAACGCTGCTTGAGCGTTTGGAGACATGTAATCAGCTTCATCTAATAGCACCACCTTAAAAGCGCCGAATGGAATCATCTGTACAAAATTTACAATCCTATCTCGAACATCTTCGACGCTGTTTGTTCGACTGGCATTGATTTCTAAAATGTCTAAATCATTGACCTGTAGCTCGTTGAGCAAAATTCTAGCCAACGTAGTTTTACCAATACCTGCATTGCCACTAAACAGCAAATGAGGAATAGTACCTTCTTTGACCCAGCGTTCTACCTGTTTTTTTTGGTGCTCATCTCTGAACACATAACCATCAATCGTCTTTGGACGATATTTTTCTACCCATAGTTCCTTCATTTTCTTCCTCTTTGTCGTTGGCCCAATCATCCTCAATAATATAACAGGCTTCTGGTGGACTGCTATCTTTCATATACTCTTCAGCAGTTGTGAATTTTAGATCATTCATTATTGGCCTTTTTCATAAATTTTTCTGCTTCAGCATCAATAACACGTTGTCTTAATTCAGTAGTAGAAAAAGTATGTTCTCTTTTATTAAAATAAAATTTAATACCTTTACTAATACATTCTTGTCTCCCAGTAAATTGACGATGTTCGTATTCCTCACCTAGTATTCTAACATTAATAGGATAAGAAAGCAATATGTCTACTAGATCTTTTTCTGTAGCATACACAACAATCTCGTCAACATACTTGCAGGCCTGTAGTTGAACATAGCGTTCAAAAATACTTTGAATAGGTTTATTTTTTTCTGTAGGACGATCAATAGTTGGATCAGTTTGTAATCCAACTATAAGGTAATCGCATTGTGCCTTTGCTTCTTTAAGCATAATAATATGCCCAGCGTGAAACAGATCAAATGTTGAACAAGTAAAACCAATAATCATACCATTTCTTCTGCAACACCTAATACTTCTGCTAGTATTAATAGACTGCCTGCATACCAAAACATGCTATAACATAATGCTACACCTGCCGCAACTCTAACGGCACTTTTAGCAAAACTAATATATTTGTGTTTGACTGGGTCAGGGTGTTTATAATCTGTTTCTGGTATTGGTGAACCAGCTAATACTTTATCAATCCTTGAGCGTAGTTCTTTCATTGCTTCTATGTTTTTTTCGAATTCATTCATTTTAAAGCCTCCAAGATATTAGTTTAATTGTACAGAAAAAGATAGGGCCCGTCAAGGCCCTATACATTCTTTTTTACTCTTTTAAACGTCTAAAGGTTTTTCATCAGCTTTGGCTAAAATGCAGTCAGTATCTACTCTTCGAATAATGATTTCGTTACCGTTTTCATCTTCAATGGTTATGCCTCTGGTCCAACGACCGTGTTCAACCAAAATCCATTCACCAACAGCAACATCGGTTTGTTCTTGACCAACAGCAAATACCCGACCCCATCTTGGTCTGATGCCTTCTGTTTTACCATCGTCGTTGGGTAAAACGATGCCACCAGCACTTACACGCATGTCGAAATCCATATCAGAAACAAACACATTGTTTCTTATAGGTCTAAGTTTACCTTTTACTACGTTCATTCTTCGTCCTTTGGAGTACCTTTGTAATATTCTTTTAATACGTCTTCGCGTTTTTTGATAATTTTACCACCAGGTCCTAACTCGTCTCCTCGAGCATTTACTCTAGCATTTCCCACGGCCAGTGTTAGCTCGTTTTGATTTCTCAATTTTTCCATATCTACTTCTTTGCCTAATGCGCTACGGTGTATTTTCTTTATACCTTCTTTCATTGCCATAACAATCTCCTTAACTATCTTAAAAAATCGTGCCAATCTAGATCATATTTGATCGGATCTATTTTATGTACTCCGATCACAAATAGCACAAAACTGCTGACACTGCTGCCTCTGCCCACACCCCAAACAACGTTGTTAGTTCGGCAGGTGTCTACTAGGTATTTAAGCCACTGAAGCAATGGGATCATTTTTCTTTGCTGAAATTCTAGTAATTCTTCCCCAGCCCTAGTTAGTTCACTGTCATTTTGACATTGATCTATGACCCATTGAACGATGTCTAAGTTTTTATATTCTTCGGGCATGAACCATTGTTGTTGACAGATGCCATCGAAATCTTCAACAGAATTATCATAGAGTTTGCTGTCAAAATGTTGTAGTTTTAGATTGGAAATTTCAGCTAACTTGTCAATGTTTGTATCGTTATCACAGTAGATTTTTGATAGAAAATCTGTTTGATCTCTATACAGTAGATCAACTAAATCTTGCTCTTCGTAGATTACGTTGCTGAATTTGTCAGAATACATCCAAGTATTTTAATTGACTTGGATGAGATTGTCAAGATCTTTGTTGCGCTTTTGATATTGTTGATCCCAGGCTTTAGCCCTTCTCACATTGAGCTCTTGTTTGTATATCTCCAATAAGTTTGCAATCTGCATTCTAATATCTGGATTTCTACTGATCCAATATTTTTTGCTGAGATCTTGTATCTTATTTTCAATCTCAGCATCTTTAAGATTGCTCATATCATCGACAAAAGGATTGATCACTGTCATGTTATAATCCTGCAAATGTTCCCAATAATTTGAGATATACAGTTTGTCCACCGTCGGGAGTCCATGCCTCAAAGACTTTTTCTTCGTTGATAGTTGTAAATGTCAGTCTAGGGGTAGTGCCTGATGCAGTAAACTCACCGCTGACGATTCGAAATGAACCACTTATTGAATTGGCAAAGTTAACAATTTTTGTGCCAGCTGTGGCGTTATTTCTAAGATGCACTGTAACTTTAGAAAATACTTCGTTGCCTGACGGTGCATTGTCACCCCAGTTTAAAAAAGTGAGTGTACCACTACCTGACGCAGGCACATCTACGGTAAACACATGCAGTCTTGCTAGACTTAGATCGATGTTTGCCAATGAAGAAAAAGCACCGTTGTTTCTAACAGTGCCGTTCAATTGTCTATATTCAGCGTTTTCTAGGATATTTCCGTTGAAATTGTTGTCATCATTTAATTTAGCAGTGCTGTTTTCGAGATTAGTGATCTCAGTCTTGGCCACACTCAATGCAGTTCTAATATTAGTGAAGTTATCTCTGAATCCCTGGCTGTTGTTGTCTTGACCAGCAACAGGAAAAGCCCCATTGATGTTTGTAAAAGTTATTGAACTCATGTTATTGTTACCTTATCATTTTGAAATACAAGATATTTATCGCTGCCAAAACCTATGACGGAATCTATGGTATATCTATCTACGACGTAATCTAGATTTTTAAAATCAAATCCGCTGAATTTGATGTTTAAAAGTAGATCAGAACTGGTTCCTGGTTTGCAGTATGCAATAGGTGCGGCCAATATAAATCCTAGTTCTTGTTTAGAATCGTCTTGAATACTTCGCATCCAAAGAGGCATGTAGTTGCGTTCTCTTTGTCCTATGCTTTCAATCCTTTGCCTCCAAATGCTAATACTGGCAGGATATCTATTAACAGAGTTCGGATCACTGATTAATAGGTTACTTTGATCTACGGTAATTATATCATTAGGTCTTGGTTGAAATGGTTCTGTTCTGTTTAATCTATCTAATCTTTCTCGGCCATCCCATGTCGAATTGCTGGCATCAACAGTTATTTTTTTAGGATCGCTACTGAGTTTGATAGTTTGTGGCAGACTACGCCCATCTTTTTCTAATGGATCTATGAGCTCTACATAGATCACTTCGTAGACTACTGTGTTAGTGCCTGGAATTTTTGCTTTTGCGGATTTAACTTCCCCGAAGATAAATCGTTTTTTCTTATGATTTAACCCGATAGCAGCAACCACCTCGGCAGCAGTTTTAGTTTCGATACCTGAAAATATCGTAGATTTTAATTCTCTCTGTATACCGAAATTTGCATCATTGGGTCTGTATATATTGGCAGGTGTAAAAATTGTATTATCGTCGATAAATTCGTAGAAGAGATTTCTTTTAGCCTGTGGCATAAATGTTCTTGCAGTGATATTACTATAAAGTCTATCATTAGGAGTTGATACAGTTATGGAAAATTCTCTGTCTATAAAACTGTATTCAAATTGATCTCTAGCTCTTACGATAAATTTATAAGCACGGTCCACTGTGGTAGTTCCACCATCAAAAGTTTGGCTGACAAAAACACCGTCACTGAAAGTAGTCACACCAGGAGCATTGAGATCACCAAACTGATTTACTTTGCCTGTGATCTCACCGTTGAGCTGCAAAGTTAATCCTGGAGGCAATGTTCCGGAAATAATTGTGTAAAGTAATCCTGATTCAACAATAGTGCTTGATGCTTCTACTTTTAAGGTGCTAATAAAGTTGGCATCGATGTTGCCGAGATTTTTGGGAGATAACCAAGACATGACGCTGTCTACTTCACCCAATGTCTTGATAGTGAATGTTCTTTTAGATGATGCAGTTTCTAAATCTTCACCGAATCTAGTGGCAGTTACAGTAAATCGATAGGTCTTGGTCACTGCCGGTTGATAAGGCACTACGCCAAACACTTCACCGTTGGATACATCAAATTGTAGATCTGGTGGCAAAACACTAGCGCTGCCATCTGGATTAACAGTGTCCAAACTGTATATTACAGGTCCTAAAACTTGAGCATCGTAGGTATCTAAAAATATAGTAACGTAATTATTGGCTCTGTATATGCCTAAATCAGGTGGTGTTATCCATATAGGTGATCTTAGGTATGTGCCATCTACAGTAAAAACTCCATTACCTGCACTGACTAGGGTGTTATCTGCACGTAGGAAATCATCCCCGACTACGTATATTTTAAATTGTCTTTTTGCAACTACATCGCTGTCGCTGACGCTGACGATGAATTCATAATTTCTGTTTAGTTTTCTAGGTGATTTTACCGGAAGGAAAAAATCAAAAAATACACTGTCGTAGATGTAGCTGTCATAGCCGTTATCTGGTCTGGATCCATAGTCGTAGCCAAATTGATCATAGAGATCGGCACTATAGCTTCCATCGCTGGCATCTATGGGTATGACAGGTATAGGGTCTATGAATCCAGTTATCCTTCCATCCTCAGTCAATGTAAGACCTGGTGGCAGTTCACCGTCACCGCTGGATATAAAATAGTTTAGACTTTGACCACTGGCAGTGTCAAAGTCTATGACGTCTATCTGGAAATCTATAAAACTTGAGTCTAATACAAAGTATGCGAGATTTGACCCAACGGGCAATAATCCAGATTCGGTCAAAAATTCAGGTTCATCTAATCCATCTACTGTGATCTTAAATGTTCGATCTGATATTTCGCTGTTATAACTAGCTCTGATGCAGAAATCAAATTCTGTGATTCTTGGAACTTCGAAAGCAGTACCTATAATTCTATCACCAGACAACCTAAGACCTGGGGGCAATTGTCCGCTGATTATTCTAAAAGTCACTGATGATGAATCATCAAAGGTATTTTCATAAGTCACAGGCAAAGATATAGATTGCGCCGTGCTTTCTTCTATTGTTCCGAAAGAATACCCCGATTTTTGGGTCCAGATGTTTAGCATATCTAATCCTTGATAGAGTATTTATCAAGGGATGATATTATAAATTGATCCAGCTGGTCCCATCAAATATCTGTGCTTGGTTTGTGGCCGCAGGAGCAGTTCCGGATTGCATGAAAATAATCATACCTTGAGATGGCGTCGGAACCAATGTAGTACGTGCTGCATCATTCGCTAATACAGGCAGTTTAAATGGAACTGCAGCGGTCACTGCTGCTGAACTCACAGTTAGTCTAACAGCATTGGAACCGTTGGGATCTGAAGCCAAAAATTCAATACGTCCTGGAACAATAGAACTTCCAGGTGCACCGTCTACGACTGCACGTAATTTCGCTGCCGAATAAAAACTTGAATCTGGTCGATAGAACCCGTTAAAATCTAAAGTTGCAATTTCGTCATTGGTTGTTACTGATTGTGGGTCCAAGACATTATTACCTTTGGCACGTAAAAATACGACAGAAGAGCCAATTTGTGGACCAGAAAATCCATCGGGGTCTGTCACAAAAGATGCCGATGTTGATGATGATTCGTATGTATTATTGATAATAAGATTGATATTATCTGCTGTAGAGTTCGCAACTGTTATTCCTGATTTTGTAACATCTTGATAAAGTTCAATTCTTGTCGCCCTAATATCAGTTCTAACAATTAAAACTCCAGTCCCTGAAAGATCGATAACTAGATCTTCGTTTGACGATAATGTCCTAATAGTGTCATCAATAATACTGATCTTGTCTGTTATCAATGTTCCGATGTGTGTGCCTCGTAATACGCCGACAACCGAATCTACTAATACTTCTGAACTGTCGGCAAACACTGATCCAGTTACATCTCCATCAAGTACGCCATTAAATGTTGTGGCACTGATAGTAGAAAAGTTGCCTATAGTGGATCCTTGGCCGTTTATGTTACCGCCTACTCCTATGGTAATACCGTCAGTCTGAATACCAATTGCTGATACGATTCCTGCAGAAAAATTACCACTGGCATCCCTTAACACAATTTGATTGGCTGTATTTGTACTAGATGCTGTGATGGTAGCAGAGTTTGCTTGGCTAGTAACGGAACTTGCAACACCATTTAAATTTCCTGTGACATTACCAGTAATAGTGCCACTGACGTTTAAATTGCCTACAACATCGACTTTGCCAGTTCCGCTGGGATTTATCACAATGTCTTCGTTGCTGTTTAAGCCTACGATATTATTTTGAAATATTCTTATGCTTTCATTTTTAAGTTCAGTAAAGGTGGCCGCTGCGCTGATAGTCATTGTGTCGGTGGCAGGATCTGTTGTGATGTCAATATTAGATCCAGCTACCACAGTCAATACATCAGTATTGTTAGCTGCCGACAGTGTGCCTTGTCCTGATACTACGATACTACCATAGTAGCCTAACGCCACGCCGCCTGCTGTAGAGCCATCACCTATGAATAGTTTTTTTGTATCTGTTGTAAAAAGAGGCTCACCTACCACAGGTAAATTAACACCGCTCAGTGCTAATCTTTGTGCATCAGTACCTCGTCTAATCTGTAATGCCATGATGTCTCCTAAATTCCTTAGAATGTTCCAAAATCTATGTTAGCTGTTCCGGGAGCGGTGAACGTTCCAAAATCTAAATCTCCGCTGGCTCCTATCAATGTCCTGATATCGATGCCATAGATCAAGGATTCTATGTTATTGACTGTAACGTTGCCGCCACCAAAAATGTTGAAACCATTCATGTTTAAATTTCCACCCAATGTAGGTGTTGTTTCAGTTTGTAAATTTCCTGATCCAGCAATAGTAATTGTGGTGCCATTTGATGTAAGTGTAATATTAGCACCAGCTGCCAGTGATTTGAACTGTAGCGTAGATCCTGATTTTTGTGCAAACACGCCTTGTCCAGCACCTAAATTACTGGCTGCGGTTGTGTCCTGCGTGTTTAACAGGCTGAAATTAGCATTGACTTTTTCAAAAGCCGTACGGAGATCGTCTCCGGTACCGTCATTTGAGTAATTTCCTATGTTAATTGTTTGAATGGGCATATTTTTTTCTCTGTTCTAGTATTTACCAATTATAGAGCAGCTATTCTTGTTTGAAAATTTGCAAAATCTGTGCTAGCCGATACAATCGATTTTAAAGTTGCTGTACTTACGTAACCTGGGATTATACCATTAATACCATCAACTAACAACGTACTATCATCAGCAAATACAGATCCTTCTACGTCTCCAACTAATCTACCATGTAGTACACCGTTGACCCCGTCTACAATCATTGTGCTGTCATCAGCAAATACACTGCCTTTAATATCAGTTTCTATAATATTGGCGCCACTACCTCCTGATAATATTGCATATAGTTCTGCAAAATTATTATTTATTTTACTAAATGCTGTGCGTATAGGATCTCCGTTGCCTCGATCGGCAGTGCCGAGATTAATTATTTGTCTTGCCATTATAGTCTCCCCACTGCCACTTCAACGATACCCTTACCTGGGTCTAATTTATCTGCTATTGCTTTACCAATAATAGTACCTACTTGCGGATTCATAGCTTTACAAGCGTATCCTGCGGTAGCACTGGTTGTGATCAAATCACCTTTCTTGATCACACCAACTACTTTTACTGGCACACGACCTTGTAGAGCCACGCAGACTCTTGTACCTTCGCAACCCACGTTCATTATGTAAGCTGGGTTTGTGCTTACTACACCAGCAACTCTGCTGTCACCAGTGAACTTGGTTGTAGTCACTTCGGCATCACCGCCAAATACTACCACAGTGCCTGGTTCGTATTCATCGTCACTGGTATACCATTCCGCTAAGTCAGCATATGTGGCCTGTAATGTGCTGCTGGCTCCTAACGTCCATTGTCCACGAATTATACCGCTGGCACTTTCTGCAGCGCCTGCTCTTATATCATCTACATAAACGATGCCAGCTGTGGCATCTATTTGACCACTGGCTTGTAAAGATAGTTTGCTAGCCCCTTGTAAAGTCCAAGAGCCAGTTAACGATCCTGCACCAGCAGCACTACCTGTAGTAATTGATGTAGCTGTCACTTCACCGGTCAATCTCGACGTGCCAGTGACAGTCAAATTATTAGATATATCAGTTGAATTATCGATATTTAAATTATTTCTTATAGTTGTAGTTCCGGTAACATCATTTCCAAAAGAAGTCATAAAAGCGTATGGGACTCCGGTTGCTCTAGGATTATAAAATTCCACAGTAACACCACTGGTATCAATGATTCTATAACCGTCTACTCTTAACTGTTTAACATCGATATTACCGCTACCGTCGGTTCTAACTAGGCTGTCGTTTCCACCGGTTGTGGTTATTGGTACGACAGTATAAGTGTTAGTGTTGTTTGGTGCAGTACCAGTTACAGTACTAATAGTCACAGCGCCTGTAGTGGCAAAGGCTGTTCTTAAACCTTCTTCAACAATACTTTGACTTGTGACTTGTCTTGGATAAGTTGCACCACCAGTAAAGTTTCCTAATATGGCCTTGTCGTCTATATTGGCCATTTCCTCTCTGCTGACACCACCGTTTTTAATACCTACCCAACCATCGGTGATTTCAAAATTAGCACTGTCAAAACTTGACAATCCGCTGGCTGCTTGTTTTGCTGCCGCAGTACCTGCTGGAGCAGTGGCACTGGTCACGGCTAAATTCATTGCCAATTTACTCTGTGCTATGGCAGCATTATTATTAACGTCTGCATTAATAATAGCCTGTGGCACTATTTGATAATCTAATCTAGCACCACTGAGTCCTATAACTGAAGCACCAGAAGTATGTGTAGCAGGCACGTGTGTTGGTGTACTGTCACCACCGATCTGACCGTCAAATCTTGTGCCAGTTAGTAGACTTACACGAACTATGCCATCAAATCTTTCTATGCCACCGCCTGTGGTCACACTGTTGTAGTAGAAAATTTCTTCATCTATTCTGATATAACCCTGTTGAGGGAATCCTACTGCACTAGCAACTACGATACCTGAATTAACATCGAGTTGTGTAATCCCGGTAATGCTTATTGACAAAGTAGTAGTGTTAGCACTAGTAAATGTTGCCGCGATATCGCCTACAATAGTAGCACTGACCGCAGCGCCACTAGCGCCAGTAAACGCCAATATGTCTGCAGGATCGGGATCAAAAGTAGCTACATCTCTCATGGCTGCTAGACTGTCAAAATCAGCTACTAGATTATCAACGTAAAGTTTATTTGTAGCATCACTGCTAGATAATGGCGCTGCAATATTTTTTAGTCTATTACCACCGATGTCTAAATCAGCTGTGGCTGGCAATATACCAGCACGATCCATGTATCCTGGACCGATAGCTGCAAGACCCAAACTGGCTAGTGGTGTGTTATCTCGACTCATTCCTAGACGTCTGTCTATATAAGTCTGTACAGCATTTTCTGTTGGTACGGCATCATCTGCGCCGTCGATGAATTCAGTGTCGTCACTGAACTCACGTACTTCTCTGCCGGTCTTAAATCCAAGTCCGTCTAAGTTTGTCAATGCAATACTGGCAGAGAAGCTGACTCGCCCAGTGCCTTGGTCAACTGTGAAGAATCGACCTACACGGAAAAAACCGTTTTGATCTGTTGATATCCAGAACACACGCCCTTGTGTACGTTCCACAGTTTCTTGACTTTGTATTGGTATACCGCCCCTGCCATAGATTTTGCTGGGATAGTTTGTGGCATTGTATCCGCCAGTGCCAATATCTAGGAAGTCATG